CAGCTATTCACGGCGGCCTACGTGATGACGTTCGGAATCACTCCCCCGAAAACGGTGGAGGTAGCACTACAAATAGTTCGCGAACCGGGGCGAGGCCTAACGGAGCAAGGTATCGTAGATCGGTATCAGCGGTCCGTCGTCTTGTTCTATCAGCAGCGGGAACCATTCTACCTCTTGAGGTGGATGCGGTCGTGGATTATCACCTCCGCGGTCCTGCCGCCAGTGGCCTGCCTTACCTGGGTCATAATGACGACCCTGGTCAGAAGGATCGTGCTCGGCAATTGGCGTATAACGTCATTGACGGTCACAGAAATCTCGATCCTTTTCTCGGCGGCCATCGCGTTCAGCCTGGGGATAGTGGTCCAAAGACTCGTTTGGTCTGGATGGCGCCACTCGTCACGACTGTTCTTGGAGGGATGTTCTCTATTCCTCTTCAGACATCACTCAGGAAATCACGCCCTTTCACATGGGGATACTCGTCCCTCGAAAAAGGCGCGCTCATCTCGGAACTAGATGGTAGATTCCGTTATATATATGGAACCGACTTCTCGAAGTTCGACGCATGCGTGCCAAGTTTCATGCTTCGTGACGTTTTCGCGATGCTTCATGAGACGCTCTCGATGGATGAAAGCTTGGAAAAGGTGTGGGAGTTGATAGTCCGAGACTTCATTCACACTCGCATCGTGGGGCCAGATGGCAGCATCTACCAAAAGCACCACGGTATTCCGAGCGGTTCAGCATTCACATCGCTAGTTGGCTCAATCGTCAACCTCATCGTGACAGAATATATCTGGATCGGTGCAACAGGGCATGAGCTTCAATTCGATTCCATCTTCGTGATGGGCGATGACGCTCTGTTCGGCAGCGAACGACACATCTCTCCCAAGGTGATGTCAAAGTTCGCAGCTGAGTTGGGTTTTACACTCAACCCGGACAAAACTGGCGTAACATCAGGTGCTGGACTTCGCACGAAAATGGAAGAATGGCCACACTTCCTGGGACACTACTGGGTGAACGGTGTTCCTGACAGACCAGAGCACGAGGTAGCGAAAGCAATGGCGCTCCCTGAGCGACATCGTCCTCAAAACCGCGGGCTTAGTGACCAACGTAGAGCCGGATACGCCATGACCACACGGCAAGGTTACAGGATGATCATGGGGCTTGAGCGTGATCCAAGGATCTTCGCAGCTGCGGCGGCGATCATGCGGAAAGCAAGTTTTGGTGGTGCTGTCAATCCAACAAATCTGCCTGGTACGCTCAGACAGAGAGTACTCGTCGAAGGAGAGAAG